TCAACTTTCGATAGTCAATGCGAAGAGTGGTAGCGGAAAGACTACGCTAGCCGTAGCTTGCGCCAAGATAATCGGAAAGCCGTTAATCTATATCTTTTCGCCAGTCGAAGAGAAGGCGATGGGTTACCGTCCAGGCACGCAGCAGGAAAAAGAAAAGGAATACTTGACGCCGTTGAAGGACGCGCTACTCGAAATCGGCGAGATTCCGGATAAAGTTATTTATGATCCCGACAATCTCGACGCTATGAAAGCCGGTCATGTTTGGGTGTATCCGATGAGCCATACGTTCGCACGCGGAATTAATCTGAAGGATAAAACGGTCATCTTAGCGGAATCACAAAACTACTCGCGCGGTGATATGAAGAAAATTCTGACAAGAATTCACGACTCATGCACGGTCGTAATCGAAGGTCATACGGGCCAATGCGATTTACCTGACCCGAGGAAAAGCGGATTTGCGCCTTATATCGAACACTTCCGAGGAGAGTCGTACGCAAAAGTCGTAGAGTTGACGGTGAATTTCCGAGGCAGGCTATCGCAACATGCCGACCGATTAGAATGGTGAAATATAATAAGGAGTGATCGAAATGAAACGTAAAAACTCGCAAAACCGTTCGTCGCTCAAACGCAAGCTCAAGTACTTATTGCTGCTTTTATTACTATCGTTCAACTTCGCGTTTGCACTCGGCTACATCGGAAAGCTTAACGAAAAAATCGATAAACTTAACGCGCAAGTCCAGGCGCAGCAAGCGCTAATCAATCATACAGAAACGCAACTGAACGGAATACAAACTACGCTAACGGCTCACGAAATGAAAATCAACATTCTTTCGAAAGCGGATCCAACTAAGGTGGTGCAGACGATACACAAAGTCGTCGAGCACGCGCCAAGCTTCGCGCATCACATCGACCCGTCATCTCTTCACTTAATAGAACCGACAACTGTGGCGGCAACCGCAGGTGTAGTAGTTACGGTGGTGGCAGGTATTATGGGCAAAGTAGCAAGCGGATTAGGCGGAATATTGCATTAAGCGCGAGGCGCCAATAGGCAAGGCGAGACTCGGTTAAAAATGTGGAGGTGTCGGAATGAAAAATGATAATGACTTGACGAAGTATTATAGCGCAAGGGGCTGTTTAGCGGCGGCACTTACGATATTGGACGAAATTAATTACCTTAACGCAAGTGAAATCGAATTCTTAGTTGAATCTGCGGAGACAACAGAGGAAGGGTATCGAAATGTTTTCGAATTTCTTAGCGGTTTATATTCGAAAGTAACGGAGGATAAACAATGACCAACGTTAAGCGCCTCATCAACGACGGCAACGCGGAACTGATCGAACACCTATCGGAATTATACGAAGCTGGCGAAGTAAAAGGAATAATTATCGGAGTTAGCCTTAATAATGGCGAATTTATTACGATGGATAGCGGGACGCTTCAGTACCTCGAAAGTCTCGGATTAGCTACGAGTATTATCCATGGATTGCAATACGGATTAGAGGAGGGCGATTAATGTTCCGATTGTTTAAACGTAAACGAAAACAATGCGTTAATTGTAGGAAGACGTTTTATAAGACCGCGGAGATTTTGCACATTCCTGACGGAAGTGAGTGGATAGCTATCGAATTTAAAGTAAGTCCGTGTTGTCAAACGGATTATATTATCGTATAGGAGGCGAAGTAAAATGAGAGTTAACGTAAAAGTAAGACGCTTATCTGAAGACGCAATCATCCCGTCATACGCAAAGCAAGGCGACGCGGGCGCGGATTTATACGCAAGCCAAGACGTTATTATTCGTCCAGGCGAAACGGTCATCGTGCCGACAGATATCGCGATTGAGATTCCGCCGAACTACGAAGTGCAAATTCGTCCACGTAGCGGAATTACTGCAAAAACTAAGCTCAGAGTAGCGCTAGGGACTATCGATAGTGGCTACCGTGCAGGGATCGGAGTTATCATCGACAATATTGCAGCGCCAGTCGTTGCGGTACAGGACGGCGATTTGGTTCCGTTTATGGCGTATCCGAAAACGTTAGATGGTGAAAGTGCAGACGGTTGGTATCCGCGAGGTACGTATTTAATCCGCAAAGGGGATCGGATTGCTCAGTTCGTAGTTAATCAGCATGAAACGGCTTTGTTTCGCGAAGTTAACGAACTTAGCGGAAGTGAACGTGGTAACGGCGGATTCGGAAGTACAGGCGTTAAAGAACGTAAGTATCCTTACGACTGTAGGAAATGTGGCGAAAACGTACCGAGTACACTTGGCGGACTATGCTCTGACTGTTGCGGATATTAAAAGGAGGATGAATATATGAAAATGGATAAAGTTGCGGGTAGCGGGAATGACGAATTTTACACGCCTGAATATGCGATTAAACCAATCTTAAAATATATTAAACCTAAATCTATTGTTTGGTGTCCTTTTGATACATCAGAAAGTAATTTCGTAAAAATACTAAGAAATGAAGGTCATGACGTTATTGCAACACATATCGATCAAGGGTTAGACTTCTTCGAGACAAATATGGAATGTGACTATATTATCAGTAATCCGCCTTATTCAAAGAAAGGTGAAGTATTGCAACGATTATTCGATATTGGAAAACCATTCGCTATGTTAATAGGTGTTGTCGGTCTTTTTGAGAGTCAAAAACGATTTGAAATGTTTAGAGATAATGAGTTCGAAGTTCTTTATTTAAACAGACGTGTAGCCTATTTTAAAGACTTTGCGGAACAGAAGCCTTCATTAAATCCGCCGTTTTCTAGCGTGTATCTATGCAAGGGTATGTTACCGAAACAGATCGTATTTGAAGAAATAGTAAAGGCAGTTTAAGAGGAGGATTTAAATGGCGGAAACTAAAATGAATGTAACTTTATTGGCATATACGCAATTAAGCGAAAACTTTTACGATAGCTTTGATGTACCAGACGCGGTACTAAATCACGATTACAATTCGTTCGACCGATTAAACGCAACCGACGGTCAAGCGGTAGCCCTCACGGCAATCCGAACGTGCTACTCCGCAAACAAGCCGTCAGAAATCATCGCAAAGGAAGGCGCTAAATATTTCGGCACGAAGGCGACAGACGGCGGAAAAGGTACGGAAGCCGACCGATTAATCCGTCATATATCAAATAGCGGTCATCTCAGTACCCTCGAGCATCTAACTTTCACATTCGCGATTGAAGGCGTAAGTATAGCGCTATTAAAACAACTTACTCGCCATCGTGTCGGATTCAGTTTCAGCGTTCAGTCACAGCGATACGTTAAGTTCGGCTCGCATGATCGAAGTGGCGGGTTTGATTACGTAGTTCCGGAAAGTGTTAAAACGAAAACTAACGACGTAATCGAAATGTATAAAAGGGCGATGGAATCGGCGCAAGAATTCTATGACTTGTTACGTATGAACGGCGTACCAGCTGAAGATGCTCGCGCAGTCCTTCCGAATGCTGCCGCGTGTAATCTCGTTATGACGGCAAATCTTCGCAGTCTGCTAGATTTCTACGGTAAGCGTAACGAAGATACTCATGCGCAAAAGGAGATAACGTATTTAGCGGAAAGTCTACGTAAGTCAGTCGTAGAAGTCGAAGATTGGACGGACGGACTATTCGAAGCAACGAAGCAGTAAGCAAGGAGGTTTTAATATCGGATTAGCTACGATTCTATTAACTACGAAACTACTAACGACAGGCGGAGCGCTAGACACGGCGCTAATCAACGAACTACATCCGCCCGTCGATATTAAGCCGCGGATATTTAAAGTCGATGATAATCCGGCAGTTAGCAAGGTGAAAAGGAAAGCGCGAGTTAACTCCGTTTCTTCTTACGAAATTTACGAAGTTACCGCGTATACTTCCGGACCTGAATCCACGGGCAAACGTCCTGGCGATGAAGGTTACGGAATTACTACGAGTGGCAATCGAGTTAAGGAAGGATTAACGGTGAGTTGTCCGCAAGAGTTGGCGTTAGGTACCGTTATCGATATCGAAGGAGTTGGAAGTCGAGAATGCCAAGACCGCGGATCAGCAATTAAAGGAAAGCGGTTGGATTTGTATATAGCGGACTTGGATCGCGCGTTGGAATTCGGGAGAAGGACGCTGAAGGTTCGGATAATAGCGCGGTAGACAGATAACACGTACTAAAGGAGAGAAGAAATGATGGAATTTTTAAAACGATTAGAGGTAACAGAGGATAGTAAAACAATTGGTTCAATACTACCTTTTAATGAAAATACAACTTTTAGAATGTTTAAAGGAATTAAAATTAATGACAATCTTTGGTTAAGTATTCAAGCGAGTTATGGACATTATTGCACACCGAGAAAAACACTAAAAAACATTGAAGAATATACAAATATGGAATTCGCTTTAATGAATGGAGAAAGAGAGTTTGTGAGTGTAAATGAAGTATTGCCTACATTCTCAAAGTTAGATGAATTAGATGAATGTTTTGAAGGTAGTGTGTATTGTTATGTTCCTGTTGAATTGATTAATAATTTATTTAATGAATTAAATGCTTATTGAATAGTACGAATATAAGGCGAAAAAGGAGCGGATAATTATGGCGAATAGCCCAAAAGCAAACGTAGGCGACTTAATCCTCGTCACTAACGAGATGTTCCCAGGCGGAAAGTATTCAAACGGAGACATCATCGAAGTTACGGAAGTAAAGGAAGCGTCAGTCCTTACGCCAAAAGGCGAACTGTTTGACGAAGAGTTTGACGTTACATTAATCGATATTCTTAAAACGTTAGCTCGACGCGTATCATCGCTAGAAGACCAACTCCGCATGACGCAAGGCAACGTCGAAACTCTAGCGCAAG